ATCCGAGCAGAGAATATAGGTGTGTGTATAGACACAAAGCCGATCCACCACACGTGCGCAAACCGCGCGTGTATAAATCCGCTTCACCTTCAGCTCGTAACTCCTGAGGAGAATGTAGCGGAAATGCTGGAGCGCCGGTCGTACCTCGCACGTATCGAGGAGTTGGAATCGGCCCTAAGGGAATTGGACCCAGATCACGCACTGATTAGGGGGTAACTCGTGAGCGTATACCGCGCCGTTACAGGCGGCAACACGAAGGAATCCCTAGAGGCGGTCCGGGACGAACTGGCCCGCGCTATCGACGCAGGGCCGCCCGCCCGGGATCTGGCCGCGCTCTAAAATCCCCTCCACGACTTGAACGGAGTTTATCGGTGGCTAAATCGACAAATTCCCTGGTCAAGGCCGTGGAAAGTGGTGACAAAAGGGCTGCACTTATCGCCCTCCGGGACGAGCTGGCGCGGCGTATCGCCACGGCGGAGGATAGGAATGTTGCGGCCTTAGCCGCACGACTTACGGAAATAGTCCAAATACTGGAACAGATGGAACCGGGCGAGGAGGGGACCCCGCTTGACGAATTCACCCAGCGTCGAATTGGGCAGTCAGGTCCCAAGAGTCGCACTGGTTCCTGAAAGTCACGGAGACGCCTCGGACGATGCTGCATTTCTCGCGGCGGGTTATGGATTAACTCCCGACGAATGGCAGCGAACGGTATTGCGGGCGTGGCTCGGGTACGACGAAGAGGGTAACTGGACGACGACCCGCGCGGGATTAGCGGTGCCTCGCCAGAACGGCAAGAACGCGATTATTGAAATTCGCGAGCTGTATGGAATGATCGCTCTGGGTGAGCGCATTCTCCATACCGCTCACGAGGTAAAGACGGCGAGAAAAGCGTTCAAACGTATTCTGTCGTTCTTCGAGAATACCCGGAAGTACCCGGAGCTGGCGAAGCTGGTCCTGGAGATCCGCAAGGCCAACGGCCAGGAAGCGATCATCCTCAAGAACGGCGGGTCCGTGGAGTTCGCGGCCCGGTCCAAGTCGTCCGGCCGTGGCTTCTCCGTGGACGTCCTGATCATGGACGAGGCCCAGGAGTTCAGCGACGACGCGTACGAGGCACTACTCCCGACGATCTCCGCCTCCGCCAACCCCCAGCAGATCCTCACGGGCACCCCGCCCGGGCCCACCCAGAACGGCGAGGTCTTCGCTCGGTTCCGGGAGTCGGCCCTGGACGGTACGTGCCCGATCGGTACCTCGTGGATCGAATGGAGCTGTACCGGCCGAAGCGTCAACCTGAACGATCGGGCCAACTGGGCGGCCACGAACCCGGCGCTGGGTATCCGTCTCTCTTGGGACTTCACCGAGGGGGAGCGGGCGTCCTTCTCTGACGAGGGCTTCGCCCGCGAGCGCTTGGGCATGTGGGACGGCGTGGCCTCACACGAGGTAATCGACATGGGCTTGTGGGCTGACCTCCTGGACCCGGAGTCCCGGAAGGGCCGCAAGCTCGCGTTTGCCTTGGACGTGGCGCCCGACCGTTCCATGGCCAGTATCGCGGTCGCGTCGATGCGCGAGGACGGACTCTGGCATATCGAGATCATCGACCGCCGTAAGGGAGCACCCACCTGGGTTGTGGACCGGCTGGCGGAGCTGAACACGAAATGGAAGCCCCTGGGTATCGCAATGGACGCAGCCGGCCCGGCCGGTTCCCTGCTGTCGGACCTGACCGCGAAGGGCATCACACCCACGGTGGTGAACGCCCGCGAGGTCGGCCAGGCATGCGGAGCGTTTTACGACGCGGCCATGGAGGGTCGCCTTCGGCACCGAGGGCAAGACGAACTGACAACGGCGCTGGCGGGCGCCAAGCAACGTGTCCTGGGAGACGCGTGGGCCTGGCACCGCAAAGACAGCGCCACCGATATCACGCCCCTGGTGGCGGTGACCTTAGCGATGAGCGAGTACGTGCGGCAGGAAAACGCGCCGAAGCGCTCGGGGAAGGTGTGGGGTTCCTATGGCAGTTGGTAACACCGAGGAGGTCCGCCAGCTCGTTGCTGACGTCCTGGACGCCCAGTGGCGTACCGAGCGGGACAAGCTGGACCGACTGGACCGGTGGTACTCGTGGGAGCAGGACGATTTCAAGATCCCCCGGACGGCCACCCCCGAGATGACGGCGCTGCTCCAGCTCGCCAAGACCCCGTGGCTTCGGCTTGTGGTCGGCGTGGTCTCGCAGTCGCTCCACGTTGACGGCTACCGGTCACCCCGGCGCGAGGGTTCACCCCCCGCCTGGGATGCGTGGCAGCGGAACGACTTTGACGCGCGCCAGGTGGCGATTCACCGGGACGCGCTGAAGTACGGCTACGACTACGTGGTGGTGCTCCCGGGTGATACGGGCGCGGCCATGCGCGGCATGTCGCCGCGTAGACTACAGGCGTACTACGAGGAGCCCGAGCGTGACGAGTTCCCGCTTTGTGCGCTCCAGAGGGACCCGCACCCGCGAGGGGGCGAGGTCGTCCGCGTGTATGACGATGAGTTCGTTTACAAGCTCCACCACGACACTCACCTAGACCGCTGGACCGTGCTGGAGGACGAGATCCTCTACCACGGCCTGGGGGTCTGCCCGGTCGTGCGCTACTCGAACCAGATGGATCTAGAGGGGCGCCACGTCGGCGAGGTGGAGCCGTACATCTCCATGGCCCAGCGGATCAACAAGACGGTCTACGACCGACTGCTCACCCAGCATTTCAACTCCTGGAAGGTCCGCACGATCGCGGGCATGGCGGCTCCCGACACCGAGGAGGACGCCATCCGGGCTGCGCTGGAGTTGCGGCGGCAGGACCTTCTGATCTCGGACGACCCGGACACGAAGTTCGGGACGCTCCCGGAGAGCCCTCTGGACGGTTTCATTCGCGCGACCCAGGAAGACATTCAGACCCTAGCGGCGGTCTCTCAGACTCCCGCGCACGCCCTCACGGGCGACCTGGTGAACCTTTCTGCGGATGCGCTGGCAGCCGCTCGCTCCGAGCTTGATCACAAGATCGCGGAGCGGAAGCTGTCCTTCGGTAAGAGCCACGACCAGATGCTCCGTCTCGTGGCGTACGTGGAGGGCGACACGGAGGGCGCCGAGGATTTCGAGGCTCACGTGACGTGGCAGGACTCCACGGTCCGTTCCTTCTCCCAGGCGGCCGACGCGCTGGGCAAGATTGCGGCCCAACTGGAGGTCCCGCCCAAGGCCCTTTGGTCCATGATCCCCGGTGTTTCCCAGCTCGATCTAGAGGAGTGGGACCGCCTGGCGGAGGAGCTGAAGGAACAGAAGATGGAGGAGGCTCGGCTCATCGCTGAGCAAGGCCCCGGCGCGGATGTCCGCGCTCAGGGTCAGCAGGCAGCCGCCGACCAGGCCGCTGTCGAACGTGAGCAGCCCGAAGAGTAATCGGCTGCTCGTATGCCTCTGCCCTTGGTGGTGGGGGTCGTCCGAATTCAAGTGATTACGACACGCCCCGAGGAGGGCTCCTTAGTCATGCCTGAGAACGAGAACACCCCCACGGAACAGACCGAGGCCCCGGAGGCTGCGGACGCTCCCGAGGACGCGCCCGAGCGCGAGGAGCAGGACGCTCCCGAGCAGACGGAGGACTCCGAGGAGTTCGACCCGAAGCGCGCCATGGCGAAGATTCGGAAGCAGAACCAGGAGAACAAGTCGCTGCGTGACCGTACTAAGGAGCTTGAAGCCAAGCTCCGCGAGTACGAGGACGCGAACAAGAGCGAGGCGGAGAAGGTCACCGAGAGGCTGACCGCCGCCGAGAAGGCCGCGAACGAGTCCGGCCTCACCGCTCTGCGTTTCGAGGTCGCGCTGGAGAAAGGCCTCACCAAGGCCCAAGCGAAGCGTCTCATTGGCTCCACCAAGGAGGAGCTGGAAGCGGACGCTGAGGAACTCCTGGAGACGTTCGGCAAGCGGCGTCTGACCAAGCAGCCGAACGAAAACCTTCGGGGCGGTAGTGAGCCTGCTAAGCCGGTTGAGGAGACCGACCCGCGCAAGCTCGCCGCGAAGATTCGCCGCCCCTACTCCTGACCCAAAGGTTCCCGGCCACGTGACGGCCGTGGGCCGGTATCTACCCAAGAAAGGTAATGATGACTGCTGACAACCACGGCTTCATCAAGGCTGAGAAGGTCGTTCGGACCGCGCTTGG